CGCAATTAACGTTTACTGCGACAAGATTGTCAACAATTTAACGGAAAAGTTCCGCAGTTTCTCGGGAAACGCGCAGACAACGGTGGAGTTACGGCACTCGCAGGATCGTCTGGACGGGTTGCAGGATGCGGTAGAAAGCTATGCCGACGCAGTTATGCAAGTGCTGAATGCAAACCGGGGCGATTGGGGAAACGGCCTATTCTACAGCGGCGAGTACCAAGTGGCTTTCGGGGCCCTGAAGCACGGCGGGAAGAATTTCCAGCAAATAGCGAAAATCACCTTCGAGATTGGAGTAAGCAGAAGCTAATATGGCCTCGTATATTTCCTCTAATGCGAACCGGTTCTACACGGCGCTGGAAAGCGCGTACGGACAGGTACCGGCGATAACGGCAGCGAACCGCATTCCGGCATTGAAGCTGATGGTGCGGCAGCAACTGGAGGTGACGGATCGCAAAGATAAGACCGGAAGCCGGACGTTTACCGGCGTTCCAGCCGGCGGACGCCGGCAAACCAGCTTTGAACTGCGGACGCTGCTGACGAACTGGACGCAGGGAACGGCGAACCCGAGCTACGGTCCACTGTTCCAGGCAGCACTGGGCGGCACACCGGCGTATTTCGCCGGAGGAACAGCCGTCAGCACGACGGGAAACGGCCGATTGGGGTTTGCAGCGCCGCACGGGCTGTCAACTGGGCAGGCTGTAAGCAGCAGCGGGGAAATACGATTCGTGGCGGCGATCGTGGATGCAGAAACGGTGCAGTTAAATGTGCCCTTCACGGCTCCACCAGCACCAGGAGCGGCGGTGGGCGCTGCCCTCACATACGCACCGGCGACGGAATTGCCCAGCGTGGGGATCTTCGATTATTGGGATCCTGCGACAGCGGTCCAGAGGCTGCTCTGCGGCGGCGCCGTGGACCAAATGGAGATCGATCTCAACGGCGATTATCACGAATTCCGGTTCAGCGGACAAGCGCAGGATGTAATAGACAGTGTGAGCCTGGGAAATGTGGCGGGGGGAGCGGCACAGCTACAGAGTTTTCCCGCGGAACCGGCGGTTGGCGTGTTCGACTACACAATTGTGCCCGGCAATCTTGGAGAAGCGTGGCTCGGTACGTCACCGACGCAATTCTTCACGATCACGTCGGCGTCGGTGGTGCTCAAGAACGGCCTGGACACGCGCTTTCAGGAGTTCGGTTCGAGCCTGCCGCAGGCAATTTCGCCGGGCAGCAGGACGGTGACAGCCGCATTCGAACTCTACAGCCAAAACGATCCGAATTCGGAGGCGCTGTATCAGGCAGCGCGGCAGCAATCACCGATCAGCGTGATGTTTCAGCTGGGAGAATCGGAGGGGCAGTTAGTGGGTGTGTACTTACCGAGCGTGATTCCCGTTGTGCCGGAATTCGACGACAGTAAGAACCGATTGCAGTGGAGATTTCGGGCGTCGCGGGCGCAGGGGACCGTGAACAACGAGATTGCGGTCGCTTTCGGATGACGATCTGGCTTCGGCACCCGGGCAATACAGCGGGCAAAGGCGTTTTCTCGCGATATTCGGAAAACCTGTTCGATGGCACAAAAGTGCGGGAGCGCGCCGAAGCCGGGGCACCGCCGGCGGCTTTCAGCCAGGAGGTGATTACCGAAGAAGGCCAGCCAAAGATACCATCCTCGGAGAGCCCGACCTTCAGGGAATTGGAACATCCAGAGACGGCGGGGCGCGGAGGGAAATGTACGAATGATTTACGAGAGTGTGGCGACGGTGGCGTCGCGGATTGCCATCGGAGTCCAGTTCACGATAGCCAAGATGTCGTTCGGCAGACGCGCCGAGCTGATGCGGCAGGTGCGGGAACTGGCGGGCAAGGTTGAATTCCTCGAGGCGGGAAAAGCTCCGGGAGAACAGATGGAGGCCGCGATGCTTCGAATGGAGATCGATCGCCTCTACGTGAAGTGGGGTCTGGTAGCGATTTCGGGGCTGGAACTGGACGGCTTGGAGGCCACCCCGGAGTCGCTGGCGGAGTCGGGACCGGAGGATCTGTATCGTGAAGCTTTGGAGCTCGTTCGGTCGCAAACAGGATTAAGCGGAGACGAACGAAAAAACTAATTGTCGCCTTCCATTTCGAATTCTCGAACCAGGCCGGTTGGGAGTGCGGCACTTGCCGGAAATCCGGCCTGGAACGACGGCGCCGGTGTGGGTGGCTTGCCAAGCGGGAAGCGACGGGACGGGTAGTGTGGGGGCGCAGGAACATCGGTCTCGATCAATGCCCCAAGCCATACATTACGGCCGAGAGCCGGGCATTGTTGGATGAGTACCTGACGTGGAAACGGCTGCGTGTGTGCTCTGAGGAATTGAGCGCGCGGCAGGTGGAGGCATTTCTGCTTCTGGAGAAAGAACTCGCGGCGGAACTGGTATGCCGAAGACGCGAGCGGTGACAAGATGGCAAGCTTTCCCAAACTTAAAACAGGCGCGGTGGCGCAGTATCCGGCGAGTAAGTCGCTTCGGTTCCAGAACCAGACGGTGCGATTTCTCGACGGCACGGAGCAGCGGTATCGGGATGCAGCGTCGCCGCTGCATCAATGGACCATCCGATTGAGCGAGTTGGACGAGGGGGAGATGGCGGCGTTTGAGCAGTTCTTCGAAGACAACGAGGGCCGGCTGGGCAGCTTCGAGTTCATCGATCCGTGGGACGGGACACAATACCAGAACTGCAGCCTCAAGAGCGACGATTTGGCTTTACGATGCGTGGCTGAAATGCGCACCAAGATGTCATTGACAATCGTGGAGAACCGGGCCTAACGATGCTTGTCTATCCTCAGCTCGCAAGCGGGGCTTTGGCTCAGTTCCCGCTTCAGCGGCGGCGGCAGGCGCGAACGATCGTCAATACGGCAGCAGACGGGACGGTGATCAAGCTGGCCGATGCGGGAGCCGGCACGGTGGAGTGGCAACTGAAGTATGCGGGGCTGAGCGACGCAGAACTCGCGGCGCTGCTGGCGTTCTTTACGGCAGCTGAAGGGTCGCTGAATAGCTTCACGTTTGTCGATCCGGCGGCCAATTTACTGGCATGGAGTGACGACTTGAGCAATGCCGTCTGGAACGCCGCACCGTTACTGGTTCTGGCGGGAGGATCTCAAGATCCAACGGGTGGAACGAATGCGTGGCAAGTAACGAACCCGGGAGCAGCACCCCAAGCTTTGACGCAGACCCTGACAGCCCCCGGGGGTTATCTATACTGCCTCAGCGTTTATGCAAGAGCCGATAGCGCCGGAACGCTCACACTGCTGATCGGGAACAACCGGTACGACCAAACTCTCGGGACCGACTGGCAACGAATCGCATGTACGGGAACCGGCGACCCAACCGCATCCTCGATGACGTTCGGAGTCGACGTCGGGACCGGTGCGAATGTTGCCATCTACGGGATGCAGGTCGAGCCGCAGGATTGTCCGTCGATTTACAAACCGAGTACCACGGGCGGCTGCTATGAGAACGCGCGGTTCCGCGACGACACACTGACGTTCACCTCAACGGACGTAAACCGGCATTCGGCGACAGTCAACATATTCTATGCAAACAATCTCTGATCTTAAGGAGCAGAGTGTCACCGACACGCCGTTAATCGTCTTCAACTGCGTGCTTTCGAACGGGCAGACGGAGTCCTGGTGCACGCACAGAATCACGGCCGGCGGTACTACCTACGCCGCGCGAGTGATCCAACATAGCGCGTTCGATATTCAGACGGCATCCGATCAGGGCATCGACGGCAGTCCCCAACTTTCGATTCTCCTTGCCAATGCCGACTCGCACTTTTCAGAAATCGAGCGGTCGGTAGGCTGGAAGGGCGCGAAGCTGACGGCCGGGGTATTGTTTTACGATCTGCCGAACAATGCCGCCCTCACCGACATCTCCGTGGTGTTTCAGGGCATCTGCAATCCCCCTGACAGGAGCGACGAATCGACATTCCGACTGACGGCGCTCAATCGCATGAGTTTGCAAAGGGTTTTTCTCCCGGAAGTGCAGATCGAGCGGCGGTGCCCCTGGCAGTTTCCGGCGACAGCGGCGCAGCAGGCAGAAGCTGTAGATGGCGGGAGCAACGGAAAATACTCACTCTACTACCGGTGCGGCTATTCGGCGGGACTTCCGGGAGGAATGGGAAATCTGAACGGAACAGTTCCCTACACCAGTTGCGGTTACACGCGCAGCGATTGCCAAGCGCGGGGCATGTTTACGCGCTTCGGAGGGCTCGAGTTCATCCCGCCCGCGATTCGTGTGCGGAGCTATGGCAAGGGGTGGTCGACCTCGGCTGTCTCCACTAACCAGGCGCTCTACAACGATTTCGTGCCGATGCTTTATGGGACTGTCTGGCAACAGCCGATTGTTACGTTCGCGCGGAATGACGGCAATCTCACCAGGATGGAAGTGCTGCTGGGTATCGGACCAATCCTGGGCGTGCTGACAGTTCTGGTGAACGACGTACAGATAGCGGTCGGGGTGAGCGGGACGAACATGACCGGCACGGGCTGGTATAACGTGGAAAGTTTGGGCACACGGGATGGCATGTTAGACCCGAACTTCACAGACTCGACGGGGGCGCCGGCCGGAGATCCGTACGGCAGCATGGCGTATCTCTCCGTAGTCGTTCCCAATCAACTGAATAATGGGACATCACTTCCCGATGTAGAGGTTTTAGTACAAGGACTTTTGGTGCCCGTTTATGCGGCAGACGGGACCTACATTAGCGATCAATTCTCCAGCAATCCGGCCTGGATCCTGCTGGATGTTTTGCGCCGAGCCGGATGGTCGGAGACGGAGATCGACCTCACCAGTTTCGCCGCCGCAGCGGCGTACTGCGACGAGCCGATCGCAGCGAGCGACATCAACGGGAATGCGATTACCTTGCCGAGGTTCCAATGCAATTTGCTTCTACAGAACAGACGTAGCGCGGGCGACGTGGTCCGAGGAGTTCGCAACTGCTCACGGATGTATCTGACGTACGGTGCGGGTGGGGTGTTGCAGGCGAAGATCGAGAACACAATCGCCCTGGAAAGTCCCGAGCTACCGGCCTGGTCGAACAGCACCGAGCAACTCAATGGCGGATGGCCGAGTTACGAGTTCGGAGATGGCAGCGACGGGCCTTCAGGAATCGCGAGGAAGGCGAACGGGGCATCCAGCGTGATCGTGACATCGCGGAGTATCGCCAACACCCCGAACTCGATGTCAGTCGAATTTCAGGATTCACTGAACGGTTACCAACAGGACAGCTACGAGATGGTGGACCCGGACGATATCGCACTGACCGGGCAAACGACGTCGGCGGTGCTGATGGCGCTCGGGCTGCCACAGTTCGACCAAGCCTCGCGAATTCTGAAGTTCAATCTCGACAAATCGATTCAGGGAAACACGTACGTTGAGTTCCAAACCAGCATCAAGACTTTGGGTGTTTCTCCCGGCGACTTAATTACCGTTACTTACTTAAAAGAGGGCTTTCTCCGACAGCCCTTCCGCGTGCTGAGACTCTCGCCAGCCACCAATTATCGAACTACGACGATCACGGCGCAACTCCACGATGACGCCTGGTATGCCGACACAAACGGTCAGCCAACCTCGGCATCAGGACAAGCTGCCGGGAGCAACTCGGGGGTCGGGCTTCCGAACCCATTGCCGGGCAGCATCGTAGACAGCAACGGAATGGTTGAATTTGGAATCGTCGAAACAGCAACGACTAACAGCGATGGATCGGTTCAAGCGAATGTGACGGTGAGTTTCATTGCTCCGGCGACGGTCACCAGGAGCGGTCCCGGAACTCCCTTGGTCAACCTGTCTCCGACAGTCCAATCCGGCGGCTCGCTGCGGGGCGGCGAAACGCTCTACTACGCGGTATCAGCGGTGGATGCGAACGGAAACGAAAGCGCACCGTCGTTCATCGTGACTGCAATTATCCCCGCGGATGGCAGCAGCGTGACACTCCGCGGTCTGAGCTTTCAGGCGGCGACAACAGCTTTCAACGTCTATCGCGGCACTTCTCCGGCGGACCTGATGCGAATCGCGACCGCACAGGCAATCGCGACGAGTTTTACAGACGGGGGCCGCGCGACCCAGCTCGTTCCGCCGCCCGACCCGAATTTCGACCATGCAAATTTCTACTGGCGATCGGAACTACAACCGGAGGTGGCCGTAACGACGCACGCTCCGACCATGCTCGGTAACACTACGCTCCAGATGCCCATTAACGGGTACGCAGGAATGACGGTCCGGATCACGCGCGGGACGGGGGCCGGACAAGAGCGGAGCGTGACGGCTAACGACGCGACTACTCTGACCGTGCCGAAATGGGACCTGGAGCCTGACGCTACCAGCTTCTTCACGGTATCGGAAGCGGCCTGGCACTTCGCCGCCTTGGGGGAGAGCAGCCCGATCCAATTTGCCATTCCCAACCGAACTGGCGAGGTCGTGCAGATTACGGGCCGCTCGGCAAATGTCAACAATCTCGAGTGCTCACCGCAGCTGTCGATTGTGACACGTTGGACGACCGGTGGATCGGGCGCCGCCGACACGCAGGTTCCGCCGCAGCCGTTTTTCCTGCTGGGCCCGGAGGTTTCAGGGGGTGGAATGGTGTTGAGCGGTGTGTCCTTCACCGACCTCACTAACACCAGCGGGATTTCGGCGGGGACTCTGACCCTGTATTACTGGAACGAGCTACAGTCTGTGCCGGCGATGCTGCTGACCGATGGCATTGGAGCCACGGATGCGGTACTGACAGTGACGACGGATGGTGCGGCGCCGATCGGGACCATGCTACAGATCGACGGTGAAATCCTGAATGTGACGGCGGTGACTAACAACGGGAGTCAATATACGGTAACTCGCGGGGTTAATGGGAGCAGCGCGGTGGCACACACTGCGGGTACCGCGGTCTATCAGCTTGCCAGCCAGACGACGATTGTTCCGTTTCCGCCGGGCTTCTTCGGCAGTCCGTATAGCGGAACCTGGAGCTATTCGATAGCGCTTCCGGATGTCCGTGTGGGAAGCGCGGAATTGTTCGTGACGAATGAGTTAGGAAATAGTTCAACGACCGGTGTCTGCCTGACTCATAATCAGGACAATGGCATGCGAACGCTCTCCGGCGGACAATATACCATCCAGGTGGAAGGCTTTCTGGCCGTCGACCAAAACGTGGCGCCGGCAATTGTGGTAGAGACGGCACGTTCGGTGCGAGACGTCTTCGCCATTTTGGGAACAGCGGCTGACGCGGAAGTCCAAGTTCAGGTAAACGTGAACGGAACGGCCTATTGCGAGTTGTCGCTTCCGGCGGGGCAACTCTCGTCCAATAGCGTACCCGGCAGTGCGCTGCCATTTCTGCCCGCGATGGCTCAAATTACCGCGGCGGTGTTGTCGGTGGGCCAGATCAATACCGGCGCGAACCTGACGGTAGTGATTCGACTGTGATGGAGCAACTTACCAAACTGCAACCCGATCGGGATTTGCAGTGCTACTTTCAGGAACCGTCGGCGATCGCGGCACTCAGCCAGACGAGCCCGAACGGATTCACGGTATCTGGATGCTGGAGGGATCCGTTCGATTGGGCGGTAGTTGAATGGAATCGCGACAATGTATTCGAACATCCGGCGATTCGGAATTTGCCGGATGGAAACCTGAGCGGCTTACAGCTCAGCTACCAGGAAACCCGCACTAACTGCATCGCCATGGATTCCACACTTTACCCGACGGTGGAGTGGCCATTCTTGCGCATTTGGGCAGATAACGGCGGTATCGAGACTTTATATGACGTGCCGCTGTACGCACCGAACCTGGGATACTCAACGCCAGCCGCCGGCAATTTCACGCCGGCGACCGTGAGCTTTCAATTGAGCGGCCTGGTAACCAAGGACGACTACATCGTCCTGGCGTGGTTGGATCAACAGTTTAACTATCAACTAACCGGCAATGACAGCCCGGAGACGGCGGTGGCCGCTCTGGCGGCGGCAATCAACCAATCTGGCGATGCCACGGTGACCGCGTCTTCGAACGGGACGCAAATCACGCTGAGCTACGCGGCCTCTCTGGGCGCCAATGCAAATCGAATCGGGGTTTACGCCACCGTATGCGGCGCAAGTACAGAAATATGGACGCCCAATTGGGCGAACTTCAGCGGCGGTACATCTCCGCAGCAATGGCAAGTGAACCTGAATTTCGGGGCACTGCAGGGATATCTCGACCCGGGCCGCTCGACGCTGGTTCCGGTGCCGACCACGAACGTGCGCAAGATGCGCTGGACCTGGGCGGCGAGCCTGCAGAGCGGGGACTTCCAGCGGAGCGAGTTTTCGGTCATAGTGGCCAACTGGACCGTTACGGGAGCGAATCTGCAATACCAGGTGGCGGGTCCAGGCAGCCTGCGCATTGAGGATGACTCCAGCACGATCACTTATTCAGGGGGCCCATGGAACAGCGAGACCGGAAACTACTCGGGCGGATCCATCCGCTGGGTGGATAGCCCGGGGTGTTCGCTTCAGACCTGCTACAGCGTCGATGCTCAACACACGCTATACCTCGGCACACGTTATCTAGCTACAGCAGGACAGGTTTCGGTAGGGGTGGACGGAGGCGCGCCAATGGCGATCAACCTGGCTCTACCAGCCGAGGATGTGCTGGTGCGGATTCCTCTTGGCACCTTCACCGGAGGGGTTCCGCATACGGTAGTGATCACTAATACGGGAGCTTCAGGAAGTTATTTCTATT